CAATGGAGATGAATTCCTCCATCAGCGTGATTCTCTCGTCCAATAACGCACTTGAATCCCATTTCTGATAAGCGATCTCCAACGACCTCACCGGACAGGTCACCAGATTGAGCGTAAGTGATGAGAGCATAGCGACAGTGAATGTCAAAACTTGGCATGATTGAGAAAAAGTCCCTGGGCGAAACTAATATTATAGCCCAGGGACGGGGACACTCTCAACTATAAATACCCGTACCCTCCTCGCACTTCGGACAACAAAAATGTCCGCCCCATCACAATTCATTTGCACAGGCCATCCAGGCATACCACACAATCGAGATTGCTACCCCGCTTTTCCCACTACGCTTTCCCGCCAAGATGCCACGCTTCAAGAGACGAAACTCCCGTTACGTAAGAAGACGTTCCACGAAGACACGCTCGAGGTCTACGAGGCGTGGTGGAAGCTTCAAGAGAACAAAGAGAACGTACCGCCGACCTCAGAGAAAGATGACCAAAAGGTCAATTCTCAACACCACGTCGATAAAAAAACGTGATGTCCTCCTCCCAACCACAAATGCTGCACTCGACGCCGAGGTGCCTTCGCAAGCAATGCCTGCCATCTTGATTCCAAACCGTCTAACGCCACCGCGCACCCCTGCATACACATTTTGTATCCCTTGGATACCCACGTATCGCTTGCCAGTCCAGAACGCGTCGACCAACACGTACAAGGCAGCCATGACCACTGGCACTCCTTACATGAAGGGACTTAGTGAGAATATCACAATCTCAGTCACTGGTGGCATACCTTGGCAATGGCGACGTATTTGCTTTACATATAAGGGAAACCGTCTTTGGCAACCATTTACACAACCCGTTCCAGGTTCTGAACAGCCGGCCGTCTTTGATCCGCTCAAGTTCTTCAAAAACACATACGAGAATGAAACGGCCATATTTCGGCCGATCTTCGACTTGGCTTCCTATTATGGCGAAGCTGGTGGGCCACAAAGTAGCATCCCGTACGCACTAGGCCAACTTTACACCTTCTTGTTTCAAGGAAGTTCGTCTCAGTTCACTGATAGCGTGACGGATACCGATTGGATCAACGTCATGACAGCTAAAACCGACAATAAGGAGGTCACCATTAAATACGATAAGACAGTCAATCTTGCGTCAGGTAATGACGAAGGCATTCAACGCAATTATAGAAGGTATCACCCAATGGAGAAAACACTTGTGTACGAATCGTATGAGCAAGGAAATGATACTGGGTACTTTCCGTACTCCACCGGATCTAAGCCTGGAATGGGAGACTATTACGTAGTCGACTTTTTTCAAGCCAGGTATGCAGCAGGAGAAGACACGGGAAATTTGATCTTTGATCCTAGAGCTACGATGTACTGGCACGAAAAATAGGGGAGTTAACCTCCACGAAAATACAATTCTTGTTCATCCACTCAATGTCCGCATTTTGCATCTCATCACGGGGGTCAGTATTGGATAACCAAATACTTGGCTTACCCCACTTGACTAGTGACGGTTCCCTGTAAAGACATTTCACTGTCACCCAGGCCTGACATCCTAACCATTCCTTAAAAGAGGGGAAAAACTTAATTCCCCCTCTAATATCATCAAACACAGCATAATCTGCTTCCGTAGCCTTCATACATTCAGTACCGGATACCAATCCGACACAGTAGATATGGCTACCGAGAGATCTCGCCCAAAGAGTCTTTCCAGTTCTAGACTCCCCGTATACGCAGATTGATAAACATCTACCTAGACAGATCAGCACATACACGCCGCAGTAGGGAGGAGGCTGGAGGGGCCCCCTCTGGGGATCAGCCTTGACCGCCCCCACACTGTTAATACCCTAGCGGCAGCGCCCAGGCTGAGTTTTGGAACGCCCCGCCCATTGGAAACAAACATACCTATTGGTGATTCTCCCAATCCAATGCCAGACTGCGATAGCCACGTATCTCTCCCATCAGATCCTCCAATGAAAGTGATTCCTCCTGGTGACTCATACTTGGGAGGGTCAACAGCGAATTTCCAGTCACAGTACTTCTGTAGTTGGGTGTGATTGCACGCCGCACTCTTAGGATCCAGTTCATGTACCAAAGACCAAAACTCCTCTCGATTGCTCGCGTTCGTAATCGTAGTCCACTTAGCAACAGTCTTGCTATCTCCACTTCTGCTCTGCCTTGGCATGTCGAGAGATTGGAACACAATATCGCCATCTTTGATTGCGTATTCGTAACCCTTTTCTGGTGTTCCTTGAGAAGGACTAATGTTGGGATGACGGCCGAGAACATCGAAGACATCAGCTCTCCTGAACCTTCTCTTCCTTCCAAAGTCAACGAAGCAATGGAGATGAATTCCTCCATCAGCGTGATTCTCTCGTCCAATAACGCACTTGAATCCCATTTCTGATAAGCGATCTCCAACGACCTCACCGGACAGGTCACCAGATTGAGCGTAAGTGA